GCTGATGCTATTCGACATGCAGTAAACACGATACACGAACCAGAGGTCTTTAATCATTTACAATTACAACAAGAATTTACAAAACGTTTTTACAGTTGGGAAAAGAAAAAAATAGAATGGACTAATTTTTTACAAGGTATTGTAAATGAAAGAAAAGGTTAAAATTTATTTAGCTACTCCAGTCCATAGTAATGTATCTATTCATTACATGCAATCAGTGGTTAGATTTCAAACCGAATGTTACAAACAAAATATAGATTTCACACTTGATATGATGAAAAGTTCTTTAGTTACTCAAGGTAGAAATACTTGCGTGTCTCATTTTTTAAACTCGGAATGTACGCATTTATTATTTATAGATAGTGATATATTGTTTTATCCTGAGTCTATTATTAAGATGATACATAAAGATGTGGAAGTTTGTAGCATACCTTATCCTATGAAAACTATAAACTGGGATAAGGTATTTGATAAAATTGGAGATATACCAAGTATGAACAAATTACAAAAAAACACAAGTGGTAATAAATTTCCTGTAAAGATAAAAGATGTTGAAAATGATGTTACTATGAAAGATGAAATGATAGAATTAAACTATGCTCCTACTGGTTGTATGTTATTAAAAAGACAAGTATTTGATAAATTAATTAAGGCTTACCCTAATAAAACTATACATCAAGAAAATATGGTTGATGGTGAAATGGTTACTAAATTAAATCTATACAACTTTTTTGACACTTATTATGATGAAAAAGAAAAAAGATACTACGGAGAAGACTTTGCTTTTTCAAGGCTTTGGAGAAAAACTGGTGGAAAATGTATGGCTTTGATTACAGAGTATATTACACATGTAGGAGAGTATCAATTCACAGGAAGGCTAATTGATGAAATGGTTGCTGTAGGTATTGATGTCTCTAAGAAAAAAGGGTAAACTACTTATATAACTAAGGAGATAATCATATGGTACCTTTAATTGCAGGTGGAGTTAGTTTTTTAATGGCTAAGGCATCTGGTGCGTCTAATAAACAAGCTTTAATGGCAGGTATAGTTGGAGGGCTAGGAGCATATGGAGCTGGACAAATAGGAGCACAAGGAGCTTTAGGATTTAGTAAGGTGCCTGGCACAGCCGCAGGAAGATTTTTGGCTTCTGGAGCTGGACAGTTTGCAGTAGGAACAGCCGCAGGAACTTTACCAACTGCTATGGGACAAAACAAAATGGCTGACAAACAAGCTCAACAATTAGCTAATCCTTTTGGTGGAGAAGAAGCTTACGAACAAGCTTATAATACGGCCGTAGGTGATATGCAAGGTTTATCACAAAGGGCAACTTATAATGATCAACCCGCTATGAATCAAAGTGTATATAATTATCAACCACCAATGTTTACTGCAAGAGAAGGTGGTATAGCAGAAATAGCTAAATATAGAGAAGGTGGCGTAAACTATCTTCCAAGTAAAATGGAACATGATGAAAAAGATATAAACAACTATGTTAGAGCACAAGGTTATGTAGAAGATGGTAGTGGAGTTGGAGACAAAGATGAAGATACTATGTTAGCACAACTTGCTGATGGTGAATTTGTAAGTAGAGCAGATGCTGTTTTAGGAGCAGGAATAATGAGTGGTGCTGACCCTAAAGATTTTAAAGAAATGAGAGAGTTTGGTGCTAAATATTTTTATAAACAACAAGACCAGTTAAAAAGGATTTATGACATTACCTCATGATAGAAATAAAAACGTTACATCCAGACGATTACTGGAACACAGTATCTGTGATGTTAGAAAAAGCTATTGATTTAAGTAATGGTAGGCACACCTTATCCACTACTTATGAAAAAATATGCAAAGGTGTGATGAAATTGTTTGGTGTTTTTAAACACCAAGTTTTAATAGGAGCTTTTGTAAGTCAAGTTATGATCTATCCAGCAAAAAATATTTATTGTGTTTTATTTATAGGTGGTGATGGTTTAATAAAATACATTAAAGAACTTGTAGGTTTTTTTAAAGAATTAAGTATTGAAAACAATTGCAAAGGATTAGAAATAATTGGTAGAAAAGGGTGGTCTAAAATTAACAAGACCTATAATTTAAACTTTATAGAAAAAGGCGTGTATTATGAAATGGATACTTAAACTCTTACCAACAAAATTAAAAGTATGGATATACACATCTTTACATAAAGACATAGCAGACAAAGGAGAATATGAAGATACCGAGTTAGCTCATGTCAACCCTTATGAAGTAAAGATACTAAAAGAGTTAGGGGGTGCTGGTAAGGTAAATCCTGAAACAGGTTTAAGAGGTTATTTTGGTGGTGGAGGTTCTCCAGCACCAGCTCCTGCTCCTAGTGGTTCTGGTACACAAACTACTATTTCAAGAGAAGCTCCTGGAATCGAATCAAGAAAACTAGCCTTATTTGATGAGGCTATCGATTTAGCTGGTGAACCTATATCAATCCCTAGAATGCAAGTTGCGGGTGTGTCTCCTTTACAACAACAAGCTTTAGACCAAGCTGCCGTTACAGGTGTTGGTGGAGCTGCAGTAGATGCGGGAATAGCTTCTTTTCTTAAAGCTTCACAAACAGCAGAAGCTCCTATAAATGTAGATGCGTTTATGAATCCTTATGAGTCTTATGTAGTACAAGAAATAAATAGACAAGCCGATATTGGTAGAAATAGATTAGCTCAACAAGCTATTGATTCAGGTGCTTTTGGGGGAGGTAGAGAGGGTGTAGCATTAGGTGAATTAGAAGCAGGAAGAGCAAGAGCCGTGGGACAAGTTCGAGCAGCTAATTATGATAAAGCTTTAGAATCTGCAACAGCTCAAAGACTATTTCAAACAGAAGCGGCAATGAATGTAGGTCAGCAACTAGCTACCACTGGAGGTATACAACAAGAAATGGCTCAATCTGATATACAACAACTAGGTGGAGCGGGACAATTACAACGAAGTATTGCTCAAGAAGGTTTACAAGCAGAACGTGCAACAGAGTTAGCTAGAGCCTATGAGCCTTTTCAACGTATTGAGTTTGCAAAAGGTATCATGACTGCTTTACCAACTACAGCATCTCAAGTAACTCAAGCCTCTGCCCCTAGAGTAAATCCAATTACTCAAGCAGTCGGTACAGGCATCACGGCGGCTCAAGGAGTTAACATGTTAAAAGGATTTGCTACATAATGGCTAAAAGAGGTAGACCACCAAAAAAAAATAGATTAGATAAAACTAAAGCTTTAGGTAGTGCAGGTTTTAAAGGTTTATTAGGTTTAGGCGGAATTCTAGGTTTATCAGGTTCAAGTAATTTAGAGGAAGGCATACGCACAGGAGATGCTTCTGAAATGTATACGGGTGCAACAGAAACAGCTGGTGGTATTTACGCTTTAAATCAATTATTAAAATCACTAGGTAAAAAAACAAAAGCAGGAAAAGCACTTAGAGGAGTAGGAGGACTTTTAGAAAATATACCGGGAGGTCGATCTTTTAAAAAATTAATAAAAAATAAATTACCTTTTCAAGATACTCTTACTAAACCAGTTTTTCTACCACATATTGCTGCAACTAATCTTGCAGTAGAACAGGCAATTGAAGAAACTATTGATAAAGATAAACCACCAACTGAAACCTATTTAGATATGCTAAGAATATCAGGAAGAGACCAAAATATTTTTAAGACTGATCCACGATTTTTAGAACCAGCAAAAGTTATTACAAAAGAAGTCTCTAAAGAAGAGAAAGATAAAAACTACCAATTGGCTAATTTAAGAAGTTATGATGATGCTCCAAAGACAGAAAAGGCTTTTGACTACATTACTACAAATGAAATAGAAGAACCTGTAGTAAATGAAACAGAACAACCTACAACAGAAGTTGTTGAAGAAAATATACCTGTTTTAACCGACCAAACAGATACTGATGAAGAAGCTACTAAAGAAAACATTAAGGATAACGCTCAAGTAGAACAAATTAATAAAGAAAAAACTACTGATCCCTCTGATGAAATATTAAATGAATTAGAATCACAAGTTACAGCTGTTGACAGTACAATTAAAGTGGGAAGTGGAAAGAACGAAGACGACCCCAGAATAGTATTAGAAGATGGGGATGAAGAAACAAAAGAAATAGAGCCTGTAAATAGATTAAATATACAAGAAAACCTTGATCAAATGAAAGATCCTGAAAATGCAATAGCTAATATTATGGCAAGTCCAATGGATATTGAAAATTATACAGAGGCGGCAAATGAATATAAAAAAAATGCTATGACAAGTATAGCTTTGCTTAAAAAATTTGAAAAAGATAACCCCAGAGTAAAACTTACTTGGGATGAATATAGAGAAAAGTTTGGTGGTGAGATACAAAATGATACTAAAGATTTTATTCTATTAAAGTTTGGTTTAGGTTTAATGAGTGCTAGAACGGATTTACCTGGCTTTAGTGGTTTTATGGATATTCTTGGTAGAGTTGGAGGACAAGCTGTAGACGAGTTACAACAAGTGTATGAAGCAGAAAGACTAAACAGACAAAGGATGCAACAAAGTTTTGCACAATATGAAATGCAAATACAAGAATCAGGAAGACAAGATAAGTTAAATATGTTGAACGCAAGTTTGGGCGTATACAATAAGCTAAGTAACGATTTAATTGGTTTAAAAATAAAATCAATAGACAACAAATATAGTCTTGATATGAAAAGAATCGAAGAAGAAGCTAATATTAAAATAAAAAAAATGGAAGTTTATGAAAGCATTGCAAAACAACGATTAGAGATAGATAAAGATCGAGCAGATAAAATGGGTATTAAAGATAATACCTTAAATAATTTTACAAATATATATAATGGTGAAGGGTTGTTAGGAGGAGTTGGGTATATGACAGCTTTAACCAAAGATAATGAGCTTTTAGTTAAATCTAATTTTATTGAAACTCAAAAGGGTGAAATAATACCTAACCCCGGAGTCACTCTTGATTACATTCCAGTGAAGGATCACAATAGAATGGTTTTTACTAAAATAGATCAGCAAAATAAAAAAATAAAAGTCCTTAAAGACACTGTTAAAACCCTAGAACCAAAGTTAAAAACAATAAATATTGGTGAGAAAAAAAATGTAGTTGTCACCCAAACTTTGTTTGACCAATATAAAGATAGACCTGGTTTTAATGTTACACAAGAAATGGTAAATCAGAATATTAATACCAACACACAGATTGAACAAGCAAAAGCTGCAATAGTTACAGAAACAGAAAAAAGAATTTCATATCAAGATTCTGTGTTTGATACAAATAATATGTCATCACCAGCCAAAGAAGTAGAAATTCCAAAACATATACCTAGTGCTTTAACTAGTGCTAACTTAGCTTTACTACAAGCTGAAGATGTGCAAAATTTAATTAACTTTGCATTTGATAAAGGCTCTGAGGTAGTAGGTTTTAGAGGACGACTAATGGAAATGTTTTTAGGTTTTAAAGATATTGCTAACATAGGTGATCAAGATCAAGCTTCCATTGAAGAAATTCAAAATGAAGCTCTTGCAAACGGTTTGACTCATTTAACAAATGTAAAATATGTAAATGATAAAAAAGAAGAAAGCACTGTTATGCAAGAAATACAAAAAAGATTAGATGCTAAAGAAGACATACAGTTAACAACCTTACAAGACAAATTACTTGAAAAAGCTACAGGATATTTAGATAGTGGTCAAAAATTAAGTGAGGGTGCAAAAAGAGCAATACAAGCAAGACTTCGTGTATTAGAAACAGTTTTAGTTTTTCAACTTGCTAATGCTCTTAAAGAAGAAGATCGTTTAACAGAAGCAAATATTAGGTCAGCTAAAGAATTATTACCTCTATTTCAATTTTCTGGACTAGGAACTGTAAGAAGTAAGGTTGATGCTACCATCATGACTATTAAAGAAAAAGCTACTTCTAACATGAAAGTGGCTTTTGATTCAGGTATGAATGAAAATCGAATACAATCACTTGCTCCTTATATTTATAAAAAACTTAAACAAAAGAATTTAAGAGATAGAGCTAATTCTGAGTTAGGTCTACCTCGCGCTAAAAATGCAGCTCAGATGATAAATGAAATTAGAAAAGGTATGTGATAAACTATGTCTAAGTATGATCCTGAATTTTTAAAAGAGTTGAGAACTTCAGTTCAAGATAGAAAATTTAATCCTGATAAATTATCTCCTGATGCTCTAAGAGAAGTTGATTCCTTATTTAGAGCTGGAGCTGTGGCCGACTTTACTTCTATCAATGAATATATTGCAGAAAGAGATTTAGCTAAAAGAGAAAGAGCTTTAGAATATGCTGAACAAGCAGAACCAGGTAGAACAGCAATAAGAGAAGCTACAGGTATAGATGTTACAAGGCCTGGGTTAGAGTTTGGTGGTGAAGTAATAGGTGCTACTTCAGCATATTTATACAATAGAAAAAATTTAAGTGAGGCTTACAAAAGAACAAAGTTAAATCCTGTTAAAGTTGATTTTATTAATAGTTCTAAAAATTTAGGTCAAGTATTAGAGAGCACTAAATTAAAAGGTAAAAAAGGTTTAATAAAATCGGCTTTGAGTATTTTACCTAGAACAGCTAATTTTTTAAAAAGAACTTCAAATATATTTGTAGGAAGAGATTACAGTTCTACTGCAAAAAGAGTGGGTGTCTACTCAGCTTTAGCTGGAGCATCAGGAGCTGCAGCAGGTTCAGTTACTTATGATGTTATGAATATGCAAAAAGATTTTGCAACCAATGCAACTCTTGATATTGGTAAAATTTCAGAGAATGAATTATTAAAACTTCCCACTTCACAACGTATGGAGATTGCTGCAATAAATGCTTTTAAAAACTCATTGTTATGGACAGGAGGAACTAGTGCTGCAATAACAGGAGCTTTACGACTTGGTTCTTTTGGTGCAAAAGTATTAACAGGCACTACAGGTAAAGAAGCAAAAACATTAGCCTTGTCTGCAAGAAAATTAATGGGAAATGAAGGTATACCCTTAATTTTATTAGCTAACAATAATAATACTTTCGGTGCAATTATAAGAGGTTTTTTTACAGCTGGTGGTTTGATTCCCGGAGTTGGTGGTGTTGGTACTGCTGCAAAGCAAAAATTAGTAGAACAAGGTATGGCTAAATTTACTTCAGAGTTATCTCAAACTTATGGAATGTTAAGTCACAATGAAATATTTGGACACACCCTCGGCCCTGTGCTCAAGAATAATTATATAAAAAACATGAAATTAATTGATCAAAAATTTGCACAAACTAATGAAGCTGCAAGATTAGTTGATCCAGAAAACAACTTTGCAATAGTTCCTACAGATAATTTACGTAAAGCTATGAACAGTTTTAGTGATACTATGAATTCTAATACTTTAAAAACTATAAAAGCAGCTTTAGATGACCCAGATGGCGTAAAATTTATTGATCCTGCTATAGTAAAAGCTTTACCTAACAAAAAACTTTTACTGAGTTTAACTGATTTTTTAAAGGGTGGTAATAGATTACCTAAACATATGACTTTAAATGAATATCAGGGCTTCATTACTATGTTAAATAATGTCATTAAACAAAGTGGTAAAAAGGATGACCTACTTTTATACACAAAAGGTATGCGTATGGCTATGGAGTCTGATTTAAACACTGTGGCTAAGAAAAAATTTAGAAAAGATTTCGTAAAAACAGCTGCAGACAATCCACAAATTAAACAAAATTTAGATGCCATAGATAATGGAGATGTTGTTGAAATGGCTGGTACTAAATTTATGAAGAAAAACGACACTATGCTAGGTCCTCCATTACCAAACACTTTTGTTGGTGAAGCCTCTGCTGTAAAAAAAGCTTACTTAAATCATATAATGGGTGGTATTGATAATTTTGGTAAAAGCCTTACCACTTCTAATGATTTTATGAGTCGTATGCTTCAGCCGTATGAAAGAACTGTTGCTAGAAAATTAGCAGGTAAAACAGATAAAAATTTATTTAGCACTTACAACATGTTAGATATAGTAGGAGAAGGTATAACTCCTGATCAAGTATTTAAACATCTATCAAGAGATGTATTACAATCTGGTAGCAAAGGAGTAATACAAGATTTTAAAATATTGTTAGGCACTAATAATATAAAAGGTAAACTAGGTCGTGAATATTTTCAAAGATTAAAAACTAACCATATCTTTGATGCTTTTTTTCAATCTTTTGAAAACTCTGGAATACTTGCTGGACAATTTGTTAAAAACCCAGCCAAGATTTTTGATGAGGCTAATAAAAAAAGATTATTTTCTAAAAAAAGATTTAAAGATGGTATTGAAGATGCTACTGAAAACAATGTTATTAATCCATATGATTTAAATGCTGAAGCCATTTTAAAAGATAAAAAGTTTTTAGAAATAGATAAAAGAAAAGTTATAGCTGATGTGGAAGCATTAGGTGATTTTAGTGCGGATAAATTTATTAAAAATTTGAAATTAGATTCAAAAGAAGGTATAGAAAGTTTTGTAGAAATGATAGCAGATGGCACTAGTAAAGCAGAATACAAAATGGCTCAAAATTATGTAGAAAACAAAGTTATACCTTTTATAGCTTCTATGAAAAATATTTCAGATATGCGTATAGGTAGTGTATCTTCTATGATTGCAAGACAAACTCAATTAGGTGGTGCACGAGGGTTTTTATTTGCAGGACCTATGGTTGGAGCATTAGCTGGTTCTACTTTAGCAGCAACTGGATTATTAGAAGCTTTAACTATTCCTCTTATGTTAAGAGGTATTGGTTATTTATTAACAAGGCCTAAATTAGCTACTAAATTATTAGATGCTTATTTACCTGAAGAGTTGATAGCTAAGAAATTTAAGACAGATGCTTTAGGAACTCCTACAACATTTAAAGCTACTGCCGCTGAAGGCTTACCTTCCAAACGTAGAGCATTAGGTGCCATTATAAATTTAATAAATGACGAAACACAAGATTCTTTACAAATAAATTTAGATAAATTATCTGATAAAGAAATACAAGAAAAACAAATAGAGATACGTGATGCTATTATGGGGGCACCAACTGTTTTACCTGATGATACTTTTTCTCCTGAGATACTAACTGAAGAAGAAAGACAAAGAATGTATCCAGAATTTGAAGCTTTTGCTAAAGCAAGTACTGAAGATAAGGCTGCCTACTTACAGTATGTGTCTGGCTTACAAAAAGGTAAACTTCGTGCTGAATTAGCAATGGAAGCAGAAGATATCACAGAAGATGAAATGCTTATGGCTATTCAAGGAAGACCCGCGCAAAGACAACCCGCGGCTCCCGAACCTGTGCAAGAACAACAAATGGCACAAAACCAACCTATACAATTACAATCAGGAGCAAATCCAATAAATACTCAAGGACTTAACTTAGATGCTTTTGGTTCTTTATTTCCAGACGATCCTATGGGTCAATTAATAGCAGATAGAAAAAAATCTATTGGAGGACCTAACTTTGGATGAGATGATGTTCTGGAATATTATCCTTACGATAATAGCGTCAGCCTTCGGTTGGGCGTTTAGTAAGCTATTTTCAGAAGTAAAAAGATTACAAATACTACTCAATAAAACCAGGGAAGAGTACCTGCCTCGTGACGATGCACAGTCACAGACAAATCAAATACTCGAACATCTTCGAAGATTAGAGGATAAACTTGATCGTTTTATTGAGAAGTCAAATGGTTGAGCCAGTCACAATTCTGACGGGAATTGCATTAGTTAAAAAAAGTGTAGATTTCATTAAGGGAAACATAGGAACAGTACAAGATATTGGTGACATTATAGGTCATGTTGATAAAGCACTTAATGGTCAACAACAAGTTATAAAGGAGAGAGATTCAAAAAATGTCGATCATTTTGCCGTAGAGAACGTGGCCAAGGAAGTGATTGATGCAAAACTTGCTCAAGAACAATTATATGAAATGAAACAATTAATCGATCATAGGTTTGGTCACGGCACATGGTCGTTCATATTAGAAGAAAGAAAAAAAAGATTAGATAAAAGAAAACAAGCAATCAAAGAAGCTAAAGCGGCTAAAATGAAAAAACAAAAAGAAATGTATGATATGATAAGAATGGTTATGATAGGAATAGCAGTCATATTGTTTGTAGTAGTAGCTATTGGTATAACTATAAAATTTGTACTAGCACATCCTCATGAGGATACGGATACAAAAACTTGTATGATATATGAACCTAAATATTTTTTTATTTGTATGAACGAAGGTAGAGAATATGCAGATACAGAGTTGTATTTAGATTATAAAAGAATGAGAGAAAACTGGATTGTCGATGATGATAAAAAGTAGTATAATTAATATTTAACTTAGGAGATAAACTATGATGCGTAAAAAACCAATGAGAGCTATGGGTGGTAAGATGGCTAAAGGCTATTCCAAAGGTGGTTCTAAAATGATGAAAGCTATGGGTGGTAAGATGGCTAAAGGGTACTCCAAAGGTGGAGCTAAAATGATGAAAGCTATGGGTGGCAAGATGGCTAAAGGTTACTCTAAAGGTGGAGCTAAAATGATTAGAGCTCAAAGTGGTAAAGAGATTAAAAGACCTAGAAATATGATTAGTAATGTTAGATCCATGAAAAAAGATCCTATGACTAAAAGACAATTGCAATTAAGTGGAGCAAAGGGTATGTATGGTTCAGCAACTAAATTAGCTAATGCAATAAATAAATTACCTAAAGCTGGTAAATTAGCTTTAATAGGTGGTTTAACAGCAGGAACTATATCTCTTATAAAAGAGTTAAAACCCAAAGCTGAAAAAGCAGGTAAACAATTTACTAAACAAGGTTTTGGTAAAAATTTTAAAAGAATGTTAGACGAGCAGTATCCAAAAAAGAAGAAGAAAAAATAACTTGCAATATATCTTATAAGTCTTATGATGAGGTATGGCATACTTAACTGCAAACATACCTTATTTTAAAGTATGGATACGAAGAGAGTTTACTCACAATCACCGAGATTATCATAACGAGTTTTTACACGGACTCGCTATTGCAGTTACTGCGATACCAGATCGCTCTTTAAGTTTTCAAGTAGTTTTTACAGGATGTGAAGATGAAGAAAATCGTGTTCATTCTCCTCACGGAGGAGCGATGTGGGCTCGTATGCCCATACAATCTTTAGTGGCTGATGAAGAATTAGATAAGTGGCCTCCAAGAATTCCTAATCATTTTATTCAACCTTGGGATTGTTCTAGTAGACATTTTAGTATTGTACGTTATGACAGAACTAGTAGTAGTCCTTGGATAACTAAGATAGATGGTAAATTTTACAATGCAAAATACTATTTTACTATTGATTATACAAATGGAGATGAGCTTACAAGTTTAGGAGATGATGTTGCTCAACACAAACAAAGTCATATATTAGCAATTACCAATGGTGAATTCAAAGGACAAATTGTAGCTCAACCTAATAATAGAGTAAGAGTTACAAACCCAGCTTTATGGGTAACAGGTTCAGGTGCTCCTGATTTTATACCAAGTCAACATGAGTTTTCTGCTGAAGAAGATGAATCTTATTTAAATCCACAATATACTTTTAACAATCTGTACTCTGATGAAGATACAGACAAGTAATGAAAAGATAATCTTAACGGACGTAGAGTTTGTTAATAAATATTCTTATACGGAATATGAACGTAATGATGAGGATATAAGAACCTACTCTGTATCAGAAAAGAAAGTTCCTAGTGTAACTACTATATTATCAGCAACACAAAGCAAACAAAAACAAGATTCCTTACAAGCTTGGAGAGATAGAGTAGGCAATGAAGAAGCTGCACGGATCACGAACCAAGCTGCAACTCGTGGTACAGAAATGCACTATGTATTAGAACAGTATTTACAAGGTCAAGGATATTTAAATCTATCACCAAAAGGTGAACAAGCTCGTATGATGGCACATACTATATTAGCTAATATGCAAGATGTAACAAAAGTGTATGGCACAGAAGTAAATTTAGAATACAAACAAAGATGGGCTGGAACTTGTGATTTAGTATTTGAATCTGATAAAGGTTTAGCCTTAGGAGATTTTAAACAATCAAACAAACCTAAAAAAGAAGAATGGGTAACCGATTATTATTACCAACTTGCTGCATATGCTTTAGCTCACAGTTTACATTTTGAAGATGTTCAACGTTGTGTGATTTACATGTGCACTCCAGGACTAGTATTTCAAAAATTTATAATGCCTAAAGATTTACTTGAAGAATATAAACTACGATGGTTAGCTAGAGTAGATAAGTATTATAGTTTACTTGAAGTCTAATATATCTTCTCCTAAAGTTTTAGCTGATATTTCTAATTTTTTTGTAAGAGCATGTAATATATATTTATCTATTGTGTTTTCTGTAATTAAATCTATATAGTTCACTACTTTCTTTTGTCCTTTTCTATGTGCTCTATCTTCTGATTGTACTCTTTGTTCTAAATTAAAATTGTTGCAAAAATATATGACAGTATTTGCAGCAGTCAAAGTTAAACCTATACCACCTGTACTTGGATTAGCTACAAAGAAACGAACCTTATCATTGTTTTGAAAATCTTCTACTCTTTTATGTCTATCTTTAACAGATACTGCACCATAAAAAGTTACTACACTTTTTTTACCATACTTGTTTTCTAGAGCTTCTGATATTTTGTTTATTGTATAAACATAGGTGCTCCATATAATAATTTTATCATCGGTCTCTTCAATAATATTAAATATTTCATTTATTTTATTTGAAGATAAATCAATTCTTTTTCCATCATCAGTCATTACATATCCATTTGCGACCTGATGAAGTTTTACTATTTCTGTTAATCTATTCTGATACGTTGCTTCTTTATCTTGTAAAATAGTTCTAGCATTATCTTTTAGTTCACCATAAATTCTTTTTTGTTCGGGAGTCATAGGCACCATTCTAGTATGATATATTTTTGGTGGTAAATCTAAACATTCACTTTTTCTAGTTCTGTAACTAAAACCTCTCAATATATTTAAAAGTTTATCTAGATTAATATATTTGTACGGCTCTTGTATAACTCTACCTGTAATAGTAGTGATTGGTTTCATTAAAGAATACGCAGCTCTGAAAGCAAAAAAGTTATCTGTACCTAATAGACCTGTTTGTAAAAAATTACATTGACTAAATAAATCTAAAGGACTTTTAGTAACAGGAAAGCCACTAAGTATTCTTTTGTAACGCACACCTTTTGTAAGTTTAATTATATTTTTAGTTCGTTTAGCAGTTCTATTTTTTATCCAAGTCGATTCGTCTACAACACAAGCCATAACATCTCTCATTGACTGCACGTAACTTTGAACCTTTGCTATACCTGATTGATGAGAAAAAGCTTCGGTATTTATAAGATAATAATTTAATCTATCTTGTTTAAATTCAAATTTCTTATCTACCTTATGTCTGTATACATTAGTTCTAACAATACTATGTGTTTGTATCTCATCAGCCCAAGTCATATAATTAGAGTTAGGAGCAATTACTAAAACAAATTGTAATTTATTGTTTAAATATAAGTAACTCATATCATCAATTGTCACTTTAGTTTTACCTGTACCCATGTCCATAAACAGTGCAAAATAGTCTTGATCCTTCACTAAATTAAAGGCTTCTAACTGGTGGTTCATAGGCTGTGTCTTAAAATATCTTTTATTCATATGAGATATATTATAATTTATTGTTGACATTGTAAACCAAAAATATTATATATACTTACAAAGGAGGTCAATATGACTATTAATCTAAGAAAAGAAAGTGAAGATGCTGTCCTAGAATTGGACATTAAGTTATCTAAAACTATCTCTGATTCTTGTAATAAGCTATTGGATCTTCAGAATCAAATAAAAACGAAAAAAGAAGAAGTAAAGAAGTTTGAGGAAGAAGAGAAACGTTTATCACAAAAAGTAATACCAGAACTTATGCAACAAGCGGGTATAAAGATGCTGAAACTCAGTGATGGAGCCAAAGTTGAAGTCAAAGATAAGTTTACTGCTCGACAAAGTGCGGGTAATAAAGAATATATTTTTGATTGGCTAAGAGAAAACGGACTAGATTCTATTATTAAAAATAAGGTATCTGTAAGTTTTGCTCGAAGTCAAGACAACGAAGCTTCTGATGTAACAGAACAGTTGAAGCAAAAGTTTGGAGATTCTGTACGTAAAGAATCTTACATTGAAGCCGCCTCATATACATCAACGTTACGTGAACATGTGTCTGAGGGTAAGGCAGTCCCTATGGATAAACTTGGTATATACATTTTCAGCGAAACAAAAATAAATAGAAAGGACTAACGATGACGAAAAATACTAAAACAAACGAAGTAACTTCTTTTCGCGCACATGCGGGAGAAGGAACAGAGAATATTTCAGCTAAAGATCAGAAGCTACCTATTCTTAAAATACTACACGCCTCATCTCCTGTGTTAGATGAGTCGGAAGCTAAGTATAACGAAAAAGCCAAACAAGGCGACATCTATAATGAAATTACGGGATCTTTATATAAGTCTAAAGATGGAGTTATTGTTGTGCCATGTGGGTATGTCAACACTTACAATGAGTGGGCTGATAGAGGAGACTCTCCAGGTAGACCTATTGCAGTGCATAGTGATCCTAATATAATGACAAAGACAACTCGAGATACAGAAAATAAAGATCGTCTTGATAATGGTCATTATGTAGAAGATACGGGTAATCATTTTGTTTATATTTTAAATAAAGATTATGAGCCTATAGAAACTGCTTTGATTACAATGAAGTCTACACAAAGAAAAAAATCTAAGTTATGGAACTCTATGATTAATTCAAAGAGGATGAAAGATGCTCAAGGATTTTTCGTACCCGCAACTTGGATGACTGTGTATAAACTTACAACAAACAAAGAGTCCAATGGTAATAACAGTTGGTGGGGTTGGAATGTAGAATTTGATAGATTCTTAGACAAGTCCGAAGATGGAGATACCAGACAGATGACTGAAGACTTTTGGAAGTTTACGAAAAGTTCTGACATCTTTGGTAAGATACAGTTTGATCCTAAAGACGAAAAGACTATAGACCAAATACCAACAGCAAAGATTGAAACCTCAAAAGACGATATAAGTCAATTTAGGAGTTAATCATGCACAGCAAACTCTTAAAAGTGTTTGCTGGGTATCAAGAATCACATGTTCAGTTCTCTCTTACAGAAGAGAGGACTGAAAGTGGTAAAGTACAAGCTAAGTATGTAACCATACGTAAGCCAGTTACTGCTGATATTTGGAAACAACATCTTGAAGGCAAGATTAGAATAGGTATACGACCTGAACACGAAGATAAGTGTAGTTGGTCTTGTATAGATGTTGATCCCGCTAATTACAAAGATTATTCACAAAAGAAATATGTAGATATTATTGGTAAGTACAAATTACCACTAGTTCCTGTCTTATCTAAAAGTGGTGGTTTACATATCTTTGTTTTTTTTACTAAACCTTATCCAATACAAAAAGTGAAAGATAAGCTTTGTGAAATAAATGAACAGTATTTTTTAGCGAATGAAGTTTACCCATGCAATAAAACAATTAATATGCCTTACTGTAATCATAAAAGAACAAGAGAGTTTGCTTATGATGATGAAAACTATCCTCTAAGTCTTGAAAGATTTTTAGAAGAGGTAGCAAACAAAACTGTAGAACCAGAAGAGTTTTGTCAGATTGAAGTTAAAGAAAATCAAATAGAATCAGATTGGTCACACTATCCACCTTGTGTGCAAAAATTAATTCAAGAAGGTTGGTCTGGTAATAACAGACATCAGTTTTTATATAATGTAGTTGTATTAGAAATTAAAAAACAACCAAGTATATCTTTACCAGATTTAGAAACTTTAATACTGCAACGCAATATAAAAATATTTACAAAACCTTTACCAGAACAAGAGGTGCGCACAATGGTAAAGTCCATACACAAAGAAGGGTATGGTTTTCAATGTCCACCAAAACATATTGAGTATCAAGTGATATGTAATAAAGAATTATGTAAAACTAGAAAACTAGGCACGGGAGATTATGTTCCTGACATTATAGATGACTTTACCGATATAGCTTACATACAAGATACTAAAAATACTTTTTATGAATTTACATTTAAAGACAAACATGTATCGGTTACCCCGGAGGATATGAAAGATGAAAAGAGTTGGCGTGTAAAATTATTACGATACAGAATCTATTGGCTCACTTTACCTAAACCTAGAAAAGGTCCTAGTCCTTTTGAATTACTTATGAAGGGTATTGTAGAGAAATCTGTTGAAAGCAAAGAACATGCGTATGTAGATACATTAGAGGAAGAACGATATTTAATATTAAAAGATTTTTTTGAAAATCATATTGAACAAGATAAGTTTGATAAGCTTAAAGATTCTTACATCGTATTAGATAGTAAAACTAATATATGTTATTTTAAGAAGTATACACTAGATAGGTTTTTAAAAAAGAATAGCTCTAAAGCTTTTAATAATACCCAAGATGCTTTACGAGTATTAGGTTGTAAAAGAAAAGATTACCACGAAGGCGAAAAGAATGTTTGGTTTGTAGAGATGCCTGAGTTTGTAAGACACGAAAGTATTAAGAAAGAAGTAAAAAAAGAAACAGTAACGGAAATGGATGATGAATACCACAGTAAATTTAGGACTGCAAAAGCAAAAGCAGATATACAAAAAAACAGTTAAGATATACGGTCCTCCTGGAACGGGAAAGACTCATACCTTAATTGAACGCATACTTAAAAAGTATTTAGATAAAGGTATACATCCTATGGATATGGCTTTTATTTCTTTTACTAATAAAGCAGTTAATACAGCAAGAGATAGAGCACTTGCTGCGTTTCCTAAATATACCGAAGATGACTTTGCACGATTTAAAACATTACATAAATACTGTAAAAAGTATTTTGAAGAAGAGGTATTTGATCCAAAAGCTTGTATGTTAGATTATGCTTTACAGGCCAAGATAATCAAGACTAGCGACTCACGGCTATCGGACGATAACTTCTTATATAAAGATTGGAGTTTAGGTATTTACGATAAAGCTAGAAACATGATGGAAGATCCAGTTTTAGTTTACAAAAAGGAAAGTTATAAAAAAGATAGTCTTGATGTATTTGTAAGAAAGATAAACACCTACGAGCATTATAAAAAAGATTCTTTTATAGATTTTACAGATATGATTGAACGAACAATTGACGAAGTAGATTTTCCTGAATTAAAAGTTTTGATATTAGATGAAGCTCAAGACTTTACACCACTACAATGGTCAGTGTTATATAAAATGGCTGAGAATGTAGAACGTATCTATGTAGCTGGAGATGATGATCAAAGTATTTATAAATGGAATGGTTCTGATCCTAAATATTTTACACAGTTTTTCCCGGGCCGTAAAGTAATCCTTAGAACTACTCGAAGATTTGGAGAAGCTATACATCATTTTAGTCAAATTATAAGAAGAGGTATTTTAGATAGTGTAGATAAAGAGTATGTGCCTCAAGATAAGAAGGGCTATGTAAAACGTTATCTTAATTTTAATGAAGTACCAATTGGAGAACTTCCTGGTACTTGGTTTATTTTAGGAAGAGTCAATACTACAGTTAATGAATTAAGAATAGCTGCAAAAAATGCGGGTTTATATTATGCAGATAATAAAGGTAATAAATCTTTTGATGCAAAACAATGGGATGCAATAAAATCTTGGACAAGACTTAGTAATGGTAAATCCATAACTAAAATACAAGCAGAAAATATGTATAGATATATTAGAGATTTAAAAGATTTAGAGTATAGAACTATGCGTTTTTGGTTGGGTTGTGCTGATACTAAAATGTATGACTTCAAAGAGTTAGTCGATTGGTGTGGCTTGGATATGCAACCTGAAGATAAGAGCAGAACTTGGTGGGAAGTATTGACTAGAAATTTTACTCCTGTTCAAACAGAATATTTTGTTCGTTTGTTAAAACGTTATGGACAAAAAATGTTAGATGATGAACCTCAAATTATTATAGATACTATACATAGTGTTAAAGGTGGCGAAGCTAATAATGTATTGTTATATAGTAAAGCTAACTGGCCTTCTAATTTTTACAACAAAAATATAGATGAGCGTTCTGATGAACGTAGAGTAATTTATACTGGAGCTACCAGAGCTCGAGACACTTTACATATACTATCAAGTAATTATAAGTATAATTATCCGATAGGTGAAGACTATTTAATTTATTTAAGGGAGAAAAAATAATGGAAATAATTTGGTTATATACAATTATAAGCACTTTAATTGGCTTACAAAACGCAGGAGTTATATAATGCACAAGTATGAGATAAATTTAAAAATGGAGTTTAAAACTAGACCTTCAAAAATTGAAGTAGAACATAAACTTTTCGATATTTTGAAAAATGGCTTTACTCTGCGTACTGCTGATGAAGCCGATGATTATGTAAGACGTAAAACTATAAAGGAGAAAAATGAAAGAAAAATTAAGTAAAACATTATTAGAATTTTTTGAGAAGAATAAAGATATACCAAAAGAAACTGTAGAAGAGTTTCAATTAGTATTGAAAAAAGTCTATGATCACACTCCCGATGATAACGAAGACGGACTTTGGGACAAAGGTGGAGATCATTATAAAGATTTTAAAATACAGCCTTCCGTATTTATAAACCAAAACGATTTAGGGTTTGCTGAAGGTAATGTGATTAAATATATATGCAGACATAACAAGAAAGATAAGAAAAAAGATATATTAAAAGCAATACATTATTGTGAAATGATAATTGATCGAGATTATGAATAAAAACCTAGGTACAATCATAAGCAAAACTTATTTTAGGGCACTCAGCGGTCATTTAAACGACTTTTTATCTCAAACACAGACTCACAGGGGGTTACATGACTAGTTTACAGTTAGTTTTTAATTATAAGAAGAATATATGGTCTGCTCCATTAGATTATAAGGATTTATCAGATGCTAAGGAGATTGCTATTGATTTAGAAACTAAAGATGATGGTATCAATGAAGGACTTGGTGCGGGTTGGGCTACGGGTCGTGGAAAGATTGTAGGATTTGCAGTCGCTGTTGAGGGTTGGCAAGGATACTATCCTATGGAACATTTTGGTGGTGGCAATTTAATAAAAGAACAAGTGTTACAATATATGCAAGATATATGCGCTCTACCTTGTCGTAAAATATTTCACAATGCTCAATATGATGTGGGGTGGTTACATGCTTATGGTATCAAAGTAAATGGAGAGATTGTTGATACTATGATTGCAGGTGCTTTGATTGATGAAAACAGATACACCTACAAATTAAATGCTCTTGCAAAAGATTACTTGGGTGAAATAAAAGCAGAAACAGATTTAGTTGAAGCGGCAAAAGCACATGGGGTTGACCCTAAGGGAGAGATGTGGAAGTTACCAGCAGAGCATGTTGGACATTATGCGGAACAAGATGCACGGCTCACGTATCTTTTATGGCAACGATTTAAACATGAAATAAATCAACAAGATTTAGAAACAGTATGGGAGTTGGAGAAAAAGCTATTACCTAACTTGATAGAGATGCGTATGCGTGGTGTACGAGTTGATGTAGAACGTGCTGCTCTTTTAAGACAAAACTTTATTAAAAGAGAAAAAGATTTACTGCTTCAAATTAAAAAATTAGTAGGATCAGATGTAGATATTTGGGCAGCAAGAAAGATAGGTTTTGCTTTTGACAAATTAGGTATTGAGTATCCTAAAACAGCTAAGAGTGATGAACCTAGTTTTACACAACAATGGTTGATTAACAGTCCACATAAGATTAGTAAACTTATAGTGCAGGCCCGAGAAGTAAACAAATTTCATTCTACTTTTTTATCCAGCATAATGAAGTACGAACACAAGGGGCGTATACATGCTGAAATACAACAACTGCGAAGTGATTCTGGAGGTACAGTATCTGGAAGATTATCTATGTCTAATCCTAATTTACAACAACTTCCCGCTAGAAATAAAGAATTAGGACCTTTGATTAGAGGTTTGTTTTTACCCGAACCTGGGTGCCAATGGGGTAGTTTTGATTACTCGCAACAAGAACCTAGAATGGCAGTTCATTACGCTAGTGCTGTTGGTTTTGATGGTAGTCAAGAACTGGTTGATGCTTATGCTAATGCTAGTGCAGACTTTCATCAAACAGTGGCTGACATTGTGGGTATTGACAGAAAACAAGCTAAGACTATTGGGTTAGGTTTGATGTATGGTATGGGTAAAAATAAGTTAGCTAATATGTTAGGTTTACCTACTGATGAGGCTACTTCTTTAATTAATAAATACAATCGTAAAGTTCCTTTTATGAAAGAACTATCTAATAAGTGTATGCAGTTAGCACAAGATAGAGGTTCTATTAGAACTAAAAAAGGTCGCAAGTGCAGATTTGATTTATGGGAGCCAAAAGATTTTGGTATACATACAGCTGAACGTTATGACAATGCAGTAGCTAAATATGGTAGAGGTAATATTAAACGTGCTTTTACTTACAAAGCTTTGAACCGATTAATACAAGGTTCTGCAGCAGATCAAACAAAAGCTGCGGTCATTGCTTGCGCAGAAAAAGGACATCTTCCAATTGTTCAAATACATGATGAACTATGTTTTAATATTAAAGATAAAAAAGATATAGAAGAAATAAAGAAAGCTATGGAGACCTGTGTAGAACTAATTGTTCCCTCAGTTATAGATGTTGCTCTAGGCAACGATTTTGGTCAGGCTGTTTAGGCCTGATTATGTAACCTTTTTCGCATCTCTTCTTGATCATGGTTTATGATCTTTTTAGTTAAATCAGAAATACGAGTTGTAAGAGGAATCATCTCCACTGTGTATAATCCATTTTTTTTATACAACCTAGTCCACTTACGTTCTAAGGCTACTTTTTCATCTAACAATGTCATGTTTATACCTGTTTAATTTATATATATAATATATTATATATATCTGTCAACATACCTTGACATTTCTAGGATATATCTTATATTTAATATATACTTACTAAAAGGAGATAAAAGATGGGCAAAGTGAAACAATATTACACTACAGAAGCAGAGAAAAAGTTAGATAATTTAGCTGATATGTTAAAACAAAAACTAATCACCCCAGAGTATGTACGTAAACAAATTAAAGGCGATCAAGCTATACAAATGTTTGTTTTTAATTGTGATGAAGATGAGATGAACGAACATATAACTGAGTTTATAAAATATGTGCAAACTTCTGTTCGATTAGTGGTAGATAATCAAAAGAAGGGGTTAGTAGATGAGTAGAAAAACTAGCGTAATGGAAAACCTTATGAAAGTACAACCTTCTTTTAGCGCACCACGAAGCAAGTCTTTTGCTGAATGGTATGAGAAAGTAGATGAAGTGCTAGATTCACTACAATTAAATGATTATAGTTTTGGTCAGACTATACATAAGTTGAAGGGACTAGGTGTACCCACGGAACTAGCAAATCAATGGGTGCAGGACGAAAAGGTATACAGACAAGATTGTGCAAAACTGTATAGCAGATGGAAGCAGGATATAGGTATATCTGATATTGTAGATGAAGGTTAAATTATGTTTAAAATTTATTTAGTTATATTTGGTTTAATAGTTCTGGTCGCTCCAAAGTTAGTTGCTATCTTTATTGCTCTTTTCTTATCTGGCATTTATTATTTAATATTATAGAGAGGTACAATGGACACAACTAAATGGCGTAGTATAGCAATACGAGTAGAAACACATAAACTGTTGAGAGCGTTAGCTGAAGATAGTTTTAGAACACCCGAGCAACAGATAGCCAAACTGTTAGATAATCACATAGCGTTCAAAGCTCAAAGGGAACGTATTAAAAAAGATGATCTATTGGCTGATTTATTAAAAAAAGAGCCAGATAAGAAGTGATATGCCTGTTTTAGAATGGAGTGAGATGTCCGAAGAGTTAACAAATCTCAAACATTTTACTCCAGCAGAGCGCATGCAGATAATAAATTCTGTGTATGAAGACTACGAAAGACTCTCTCTTTTATTAAAAGACAACGGATCTTTTTTACCGAACTCAGATTCAGAGTTTGACAAAAATATTTTATTATTATACAAAAAAGTATTGGGGTTATTAATAAAAAAACATGGACATTGATGTATTATCCTGCACCAGAAATTTTAAAGATCATAGGATTACAACTATCAAGAGAAATTATATACATTTCAGACATTACTCCAGAGCAAAGATTATGGCGCGGTGTCTTATTAAATGCCATAGAAGATGTTCTTATTAAACACTCTGATCGCAAACATTCTTTACAAAAAGGTCAAGCTCACAATTGGATTATATCTAATAGTATTAACTTTCAAAAGGTATGTGGTTGGGCGGCACTTGACTCTGATCTTGTGTTAGAAGCCTACAAAAAAGCAATAAAAAAACGTAAAATACAATTTACAGTAAGACAAATTATGTGGAATAAATATTCAAAATTTAGTAAAAAAATACGTTCAGTAGAAGATGTGTATGTTAAGAGAAAATATAAAGGAGATATTAAACGTTTTCGACACGAAGTTTTAAACGCTCCTACTAGTTACGTTACTACCTTATGTATTTCGGTGATTGCATAATGCCACAAATTAAGAAAGAACTACGCACCACGGATCACTTGAAACCTAAACAAAAGGAATTTGTAAATATACTAGTGAAGCATTGGGGTATAATTAGTAAATCTGCTGCGTTACAAAAAGCTGGATATAAAACAAAAAATGATGCCTCTGCTCGAGTTCTCGCTAGTAAACTTACCAACCCAAATTTAAACCCACACATTTGCCGTTACCTAGAATCACAGTTATCTAGGGAACAAGAAAAATATGAAAAGGATAAGCTCCGCCGCTATAAAACATTTGAAAGACTTCGTGATGGTGCAGAAGCTAAAGGACAATATACCGGGGCTATCAACTCTGAGTATCGTTCTGGTCAACTCGCTGGATTGTTTATAGATAAAAAAGAAGTAATGCACAATACATTAGAAGGTATGAATAGAGAACAATTAGAAAAGCGATTAGAAGAATTAGAAAGAAAGATAGGAGAAGGTGTGAATATAATTGACATCACTCCTGAAAAGAAATAAACTATAGTTCTCTTTTAGTAAGAGGTTTAAAAAAAAATACGTCAACCTAGCATATTTATTTATGCTAGGTTTTTTAGTATGTGGGCTATGACATCAACAGTCCAACCATTACCTATCATTTTGTAGCGTTGTGTATCAGACACGCCTTGCGTGTAATTGTCTGGTAGTGTTTGTAAGCGTTCACATTCCAATGGTGTAAGTTTTCTCCAAGTATATTCATCTCCTACTAACATATTACCACTTCCAGCAGTTCCTCCACTTTGTGCTGATAAAGTAATTGCTTTTCCCTGCGAAGAATAAATTCTATCTCCTTGCCCTCCTTTATTAATAGTAGCCGTTCGCACTATAACATTATCTTTTTGTACTGTTGTAAGTGAATTACTTTTTCCATCAAAGCGTAATTCTAACTGTTGGTCTGTCAACCCCGCTACTTTCATTTTATGATCTTGACGTACCCCGTTGATTTTGTATCGACCACGAAACGCTCCACAGAATACTTTCGGTTCTCGGTGTCCTCCTTGCATAGTCGTCAATGTTGGCGACTTGCCTTCTTTTGCATACACCCGTTTCACACTATCGTGTCCTTTTATGTCAGCATCTCCTACTCGAACACAACTGAAAACTAATTGCCGTCTTGCCTTTTCGAAGTAATTTTGCACATTACCACCCTTGAAATAATTTGCATCAATGCAGTAGGATTTTGCTCTATCCACGCACCCACACTCAAGTATATCTTTTAAGTATATGCGTTTATTCTCGGGCAAGAAAACTCTCGGTATATTTGTCCAATATAATCGTTCTCGGTTTTGTGCCGATACCAACGCACTATTAATACACAAAGGTTGCACTCCTAGTTCTCTCGTTATAACTCGTTCGTGTTCTTTTTTCATTCTCACATTTTCAAGCAGAAAGTATTTTGGTTTTGTTTCTTCTAACACTCGCATGAACTCCCAGAATAATTCTCCCCGTTCGTCTTTGAACCCTTCTTGTCGCCCAGCAAACGAGAATGACTGACACGGCGAACCACCCATTACCAAGTCTGGTTTGGCCAGACCCACGCCTCTTGAACCTAGTCTGGTAATGTCGCCTAGTTCTCTCGTGTTTGGATAATTCTTTTTTGCTATGGTGATTGCATACTTGTCAATTTCTGCTGCCTCATAAAGTTCAACGGGCAAATTAGCCCGTTGACACGCTACCTGACCAGAGGACATTCCGTCAAATAAAGATAATACTTTCATTTAATTTTCTCCAAATATACATCATTGTATCCTTTATTTATCCAATCATCATAATCTCTTTTTGCATCTGCATAGTGAATATAATAATCATCTACCCCACCAACCCAAACTATCCATTTAAATTGTGCCATCATTCCCTCCTAAAACTTATGTCCAAATATTCTTTTAAACTCTTCCCACTTCCATTTTTCATACTCTTCATCTATCTCCGATTCTATAATCTCTTGGAAATGATTTACAATCATATCAAGCCCTTTACACATACCATTATACTCGGCTCTCGTATGACTGTCATTAGGTTCTTCCCAACTTTGTTTTATATCTTTTGCAGCGTTTTTTAATCTGTGTAATTCAATTTGCATTTTCCTTCTCCTCATAATTTATAATTGTTTTTAAAACTCTTTCTAATCTTCGTTCTAGTGTTTTTCTGCAATCTATTAATTCGGCATCAGTTAATTCTCTTAAACTACAATTAGTTTCTTCAATATCATCAAATATTTCATTGAGTAAATTTATCATTTTCACTCTCCCTTTTTAACTCCATTGTTATAGGATTAATATCTAGGAATCCTCCTCCGTTACCTTCTGGGTCTTGACATACTACAACTTGATATTGTTTACCTTTATACTCTGTAACCAAAATCGGAAAAGGTTCTATGTCGTCATCATTACCATCTACATGAAATTCTTTGATTGTATGACCAATTAATTGTTCATAATGATTTATATATTTTTTAGTTATCTCCATTTTCGCACTCCTTTTCTTTTAAAATTTTGTTTATTAATTGTGCTTTTTGTGGTGTTAATTCCATTCTATTAGTTCTGTTTCCATTGCCATCTGAAATTACTATACCAAAACCATAAATTGTATTATTTAATTTTTTAAATTGTTGTCTTACATAATTTTCATATCTGTCCATTTTTGCACTCCTTTTCTTGTTCATCTAATATTTCTGTAATGTGATGATTAATGATTTGATGTAGTAAGTGTGTCGCTATCAACTCATTTGGTGCAGTATCAAAAGCCAACTCGCATACAAAATGTTGTAGAGTCTTAACCATATTCGGGACTGTTACTTGCTCTTGACTATCCTCACATATATCTAACAACTTCTCACGCACCAATGCCATTTGTTCTGCATTACTCAATGGTGTTACTTTTTTTCTTTTAACTGTCTGTCTTTTAGCCATATTATTTCTCCTTGTTTTTTAGGTTTAATTGTTAAATCCGTCTTTTGTTGTCTTACTGCCTCTTCCACTTTTCTCCAATGTTGCCTTGCCCAAAGTGTTACATCTTTATCAAAGCAACTTCTTAATTTTCTGACTCGCTCAAGTCTTAATTCAGCGACTATCTTTTTCATTTTCTTTTCGTCAATATCCATAAAGCTACACATAATATCCCTCACCTCCACATTCTTTACAGTTTTCATTTTCTTCTTGTCCTCCATCACACTCAATACACCAATTATCAACTGCATCATAATAAGTTTCTTTATCTCCTCTTTTGTATGGTACTGTTGCAATCAAGTATTGGAATCTATTTACAAAGTGATAACCTTGTATAAAACAAGTTACTCCATCTTCCTCAATAACAGTCCAGATTAAGTTATCTGGTTGCTCTTTGACATACTGCACTTCCTCTCCAAAAGTTTCATAAAACTCATCTTGGTTTGGATTGCCTTTATGAAAGTGATTCATTTGTGGTTTATACTTCTCAAAAAAATCATCACTATCTATTTTGTCATAATAGTATTTATATTCCTCTTTACTTGGCATCTTTTAAATACCCTCCCTTCCTCATAAACTTCTGTGGTTCGATATGCTTGAACCAATCAATCATACTAGGAATAAATCCTAAATCCTCAATGATATGTCTTTCTGCAATTAGTCTGACGGGAACTTTTTTTCCGTCTGAATTAGTAATGGTAGTACCAAACTTTTCCTCACAAGCAAAGCAACCTTCTGCGTGATGTCTTAATGCTCTGTGTCTGAAGTCTGCCATTATCTTTTTACTTTCATCAAACCAATCGTGAATAGGTTGGTAGTCCTCTGGACTACCTCCCCATTTCTTTACAGATGATACTGCGTGATGATAACAGTTAGCCATTATATTTCCTCCTCTCTTTCATTCTCAATAATCTCATTATAACTGTGACTTATTTTTTTATTGATAGCATCTAATGTTACTGTACCAGATTGTCCTTCATTGATTTCCCAACCTCCGTGAAATGCCTCAAGAAAATCATAAACTACATCTTCCACATAATCTTTTAAGGTTTTTAGTTCTGTGGTCTTTTCTCTTGTATGTGTAGTGTAATTAAATTTAGACCATTCACCAATGTTCACAATGGGAGTATCAAGAACCTCGACACTTTTATCATTTATATAAAAGTCTACAGATTCTATACAACCATCATCTCCAGAACCACTATAGTATACTTCTACTCTATCTAATCCATTAGTCTTGATAACTTCTAATGCTTTTGGTTTAGTAGTATCTGTAAATTCTTTTTGGTTTTTATCTTTTTTAGCATAATACTCTTCGTGCCATTTTCTGTTTTCTTCCTCTGTAGTTTCTATTGTGATACTACCATCATCTTGTTTTTTGAACTCTGTCATAATATTCTCCATTTAAGTTAATATAAGATATATCTTATATGTATTTATATTATTGTCAATCTCTAATGTCATTCCTTACAACTTTTTTTTTAAACAAAGTGTAAAATAGCCAAAAGTTTTAGGAAAATAGGAAAAATAGCAGAAAATATAGTATTACAGAGAAAAAGTTTTAGGAAAGTTTTAGGAAAAATTCCTAAACTTTAGGAATATATATATACTTCTTACCGACCGGGAGCTGCAAAGTTATTTTATTTTTTTTTTCTAGGAAAGTGCATTATACTATTTGAATGAAGATAACAGAGTCAAAAGTATGGTCTTACATTAACCAGATTCAAAAGCAAAAAAAAGGTTGGCATTTTATTAGGATAGAATCTAATACAATCAATGGAATCCCTGATATAAATGGTGTGGTAAACGGCAAAGAATTTTGGATAGAATTGAAGTGCAATCGTGGTAACAATATAGGATTAAGTAAGTATCAACTGTTGTGGCATAGTAAAAGAATACAATCTGGAGGGAAAACTTTTATTCTGCATCTGACCGAGAAGCAAGAGCATATTGAAATTCTCGAGGTGCGAGATTCCCGTTCCCGTTCCCGTTTCCCGTTTGCCGTTAGAATTAGTCTAGTGTCGTACGCTAGCAGCCAGCCTGGCTGCACACCAGGGACCCGGGTTCGGGTTGGTTTGGAGAAAGCCGTGAACCTGATGTCCCGTATGTAAGTCCCGTTTCCCGTTCCCGTTTCCCGTGTTCGTAGTTGAGGCAACAAGATCCAGCGTAAGCTGCTGGGCAGCGACCCGGGTCCCAAGAACAGTAATTATTATAAAAAAAAAATTTGCAGTTATAAAAAAAAATGTTATAATAGTTTCTTTTAAACAATTACTAAAAGGTAAAACAATGACACAAAAAACTTGCAAAGATTTAGTCCAAGAAAATTACAACGACAGACTTGAACAGATAAGAACGGAAGAAGAAGCCCCTTTTTTGGGTTTCGATTATGTAGAGCCGAACACCTTTGAAGGTCAGGAGGTGGGTTATTATCGTTATCAGATGAGTTGGGGCGGACCTTCTGACGAATTTAGATTACACGACAATAAAAGTAAAATAGAATATTGGTATTTAGATTGGTATGACGGGGCATCTATTGAAGTAGATGATTTTGAGGTTGTTGACTTGATGAACTTTCATATTGAAAGCCACAAAGAAAAATTAATGAATCCATTAAATAAAATTTTTAAATATAATTAAGCCCCGTTCTCGTTTCCCGTTCCCGTTTTCGGGAGCGGGATTATTTTGTTTTGGTCTTTAGTTACCGGGCTGGCAGCAGCGCGCGCAACCGGGTACCGAGTCAGGTAAAAAGTAGTTGCAAAATATCCCATATATAATACAATAGTTCTTTTAAACCAATAAAGGAGAATGAAAGATGAATAAAGATGACTTTATAAAAGGGCTCATGAAGTACGGCAGAGACAAAGGGTTTATACAAGATAAGCCTGAAGAGGGCAAAACATATACTCTTGTGGGTGCAGGTAATTGTATTGCAGGTGGCAATACTTGGGCTGAATCCGAAGTAAGCAAAAAAAAGAAGGAAGATAAATGAGGGCAGAAGCTAACGGGAAATGCAATCGCATTTCCCGTTTCTCGTTACAACTCCCGTTGGGGCGTTCGGCGTTTCTAGTTCAGCCCGGGCTGCAAGTTGCTGCAGCCAGCGTACCGGGTCGGAGGAGCTGATGATTCAAATGGCAGTTTTCGTGGGCATTTTGTGTGTCCTTTGGTTCTTCACTAGATGGCTAGTGCTGTCTGTGGTCATTATAGTCTTGACATATTTGGTGTTCTTTTGTTAGGAAGCCCCGTTTCCCGTTACAACTCCCGTTGGGGCGTTTGGCGTTTCTAGTGTCTAGTCCCAGGTTTTTACCCTGGGCTGGGTGCAGCAAAAAATAAATATTTATGTGCGGACATATAAGATGTGTCTTATAGGATATTCCTATAGCAGATATAGGTTGCATCTATAAGATATGTCTTATATACTATATATATTATTAACAAATAACTTGGAGGTTATAATGTCAGATACAAAACTGATACTACAAACATTACAAAGCTTTGAGCGAAAGCTTGAAGAGATTAAATCTAATGCGGTTACTAATCCGCAACCATTAACTGAAAGCTCTATTAATTGGTTGAATGTATATAAGGCAATGGAGTCTTGTGTCGAGGAGGTTATGGTCGCTTATCCTAATAGTGAGGTTACAAGACTATTAAGGAATAAACTAGCAGAAAGACTTCAGCCTTTACTTGCTAGAATGAATGGCGGAGATATAGATGAGTCTTAAAAATAAATTAAAAGAATATGAAACTATTACTGTTAAAGATTTATATCATAATTTTACTAAAGTGGAATTGACACAACTATTGATTAATTTCCAATCTAGACAAGTAACACACAAAGAATTTTTTCATAATTACTTGGCATTATATATGAGTAATAGAAACAAATGAGATAGCCTCCAAGCTATCCGTTGCAACGGAACAGAGTCTCTTCGGAGGCTCTGTTTTTTTTTGGTTTTTGCCGTTGGTGATTTCGCCGTTTTTTTCGTCACGGGGGGTCGGTAGTGTCTTTTGACTAAAGTCAGGCAAGACAAACACATGTAAATATGCTATAAAAATTCTAGGATGCAAAAAGAAAACCTACCAGTAGAGAAACTGAGGCTCGAGGTTGAGAGGCTCATGTTAAAACATATCAAGCTATGTCAAGATAATTTTTTATATTTCGTACAGGATATATGGCCTGATTTTATATGTAGAAAAGCTAAAGAACGAAATAAGTGGGGTCATCACCAAATCATAGCAGATGAGTTTACACAGATTGCTAGTGAAAGAAAAGGAAGGCTCATTATAAACATGCCTCCTAGACATACTAAATCAGAATTTGCATCTGTTTATTTTCCTGCGTGGATCATAGGGAAGTTTCCAAAATTAAAAATTATGCAAGTATCACACAATACAGAATTAGCAGTACGATTCGGAAGTAAGGTTCGTAATATTATTGATTCACCAGAGTACAAACAAATTTTTGGAGACGTAAAACTTCGTGAGGACTCTAAGGCAAAAGGAAGATGGGAAACAAATCAAGGTGGAGAATATTACGCCGCGGGTGTCGGTGCGAGTATCACGGGTCGTGGTGCGGACTTATTGATTATTGATGATCCACACACGGAACAAGATTCTATGTCGGACATGGCGATGGAACGTGCATACGAATGGTACACATCAGGTCCTCGACAAAGATTACAACCAGGAGGCTCAATATTATTAGTAATGACAAGATGGGCAGAAGATGATTTGACTGGCAGATTGTTGAAGGCTCAAACGGAACCTAAAGCAGATACATGGAAACAAATTTCTTTTCCTGCGATTCTCGAATCAGGGAACCCAGTATGGCCAGAGTATTGGGAACTAGATGATTTAGAAAAAGTAAAAGCGTCTATTCCTATTCGTAACTGGTCAGCTCAGTATATGCAAAACCCAACATCCGAGGAAGGTGCAATTTTAAAACGTGAGTGGTGGCAACCTTGGGACAAAGAAACTATTCCAAATTTAGTGCATGTGATACAAAGTTATGACACAGCGTTTAGTAAAAAAGAAACAGCAGACTATTCTGCAATTACAACGTGGGGAGTTTTTTTTCCTGATGAAACAACACCTCAAATTATTTTGTTAGATGCGATTCGTGGTAAATATGATTTTCCCGAGTTAAAAGTTGTGGCGTTAGATACGTATAAATACTGGGAACCCGAATCAGTAATCATTGAACAAAAAGCTAGTGGTGAACCATTGACACAAGAGTTTCGCAGAATGGGTATACCTGTTATTCCGTTTGTTCCTACAAGAGGTAATGATAAACATTCAAGAGTAAATGCTGTAGCACCTTTGTTTGAAAGTGGTGCTGTGTGGTTTCCGTATGGTGAAAAGTTTGCAGATGATGTGATTGACGAATGTGCTGCGTTTCCACACGGAGCAAATGACGATTATGTAGACTCTACCAGTCAAGCACTTTTAAGGTACAGACAAGGTAACTTTGTTGAGTTATACTCAGACTATGTTGATAATTTTGATAGACCTGTAAAAAATTATAGTTATTATTAGTCTATGAAAAGAAAAAATAGTGATATAGCTCCTTTAAGCGAATGGGCTGGACGATGGGCAGATTATAATTTATATCAACGTTATGGAAAACTTTGGAGGTTCATAAAATGTTACAGAAAATTAAAACAATATTTCAAAAAATTAAGAAAAGACTTTTTGGTAAACTATGTGAGTGTGCACCAAAAAAAAGAGGCAGAGGTAGACCAAAAAAATCATGAGTCTAAAAAAAAGAGGGTTACGAGCTTTAGCAGATTTTTTCGCAAGAAAGAAAACGCCTGAAGCTCCATCAACTACAACACCGACAGGAATACAATCGTTAGAAGATGAGATACGTAAAAATCCTTTATCAAGAGAACGAGATCCGTTTTTACCAGCAGTACAAAAACAAAGACAGATAGCTCCTTCAAGAAAACGTTTGGAAGAAGAACAAGCGTCTCAACAAATAACATTATCAAAACAAAGAAAAAAACAAGCGGAAGAAAATCCTTTTGAAGATGTGTATGTTTCACACAGAGGGGTATCTCCTGTAGAAGAATATTCTACAATCCCTCGTGATGCGATGCCAAGTGGTTCTTCTTTATATCAATACATAGCTGCACATCCAAGTGACAAGCCACTCGCTGCAAAAGAATGGATTCGTTATTTAAAAGGAGGCTTACAAAAAGGTAGAAAAGTAAATACTAGTAATCCTAATTTAAAGAATGTAGATACAAGTATATCAAAAGAAGAACTTGCCGATTCTAATATATTAGTTTTGGAACCTGTGTTACAAAAAAAAACTTTTCAGTTAAAAAAGTTTGATACTAAACCAATAGATACTCCTGCAAAATTTGATGAAAATTTAGAAGTGGGTGGTTATCTAAAAAGTGGAGAATCTTTAAATGCAATGGTAACCAAAGAAGAGTTGTTAGCAATGGTTGCTGATCAACCTATGGCACAAGCAAAAGTAAATATATTAGGTTATCAAAATGTTCCTCAAATGGTTAAAAGAATTGATGACGGACACAAAGAATTATTAGAACTGGGACAAAGAAATAATGCAATAATTAACAAAGCTATAGATGATGTTGGTTCCTTTGTAAATATTAAAGCAGAACAAAAAGAACGCATACGAGATCATTTAGTCAATTTGAGAGTCACGCCTCAACAAAGTATAGGAGGTATTACACCTTTTACTTCAATTCAAACACTTATCAAAGAAGGTAGCCAAGCCAAATTAAAACCTTCTCAAGTGGATAGTATGTTTGAATCAGCCATAAGAAATTTATATGACAACTTACCATCTGAAGATAATCTATTAAAAAAAATTAAACTACCAGGAAACAATCAAAGATTTGCAGAAACGTTTGGTGAAGATAAAAGAATGTTAGATACGCTTTTTTTATCAGGAGGTACAGATTTAGGAGAAGCTTTTACTATACAAAAACAAATGAAAAAAATTGCAGAGAGAACTAAAGATGATGTTGTAGCATCATTTTCTGATCCAAAATTTTTTCCTTCTGTTTATGGAAACGCTTCTTCCTATCGTATAGCAGGTGGAGAAGAATATATAGAATTTGTTACAAGAGTTCCTGATCCACAAGGAGTGATTGTTCGTTCAGGAGGACATTACTCTACTGTAACAGGACCTGATGGAGTGGCACAAAATTTACGACAACAAGCTTTGGCACATACAAGAGGACATATACGTTTTACAAAAGATGGTAAAAAAGTTTTTCTTATTGATGAACACCAATTAGATAAGCAACAAAAGATAGGAGTGAAACTAGCACGTGAACCAGAATTAAGAAGATTAAATCCGTATAACAGAGATTACTTTGATGATGTTGCAGGTTCTGATTCGGGTTCCTTAGTATCTGGACAAAAGAAAAAACTGTTAGATGAAATTATAAAACTAGATAAAGGTGTGCGAACAAGTGATGCAGACTTACAAGAAATAGAACGCATACGAGATCGTTTAATGAATATTGATGGTCAGAAAAAATTTCATAACTTAGATAACAATATGTTTGTAGAAGCTTACAATAAATTGATTAACGAAAAAGGATTAGAGTATCAACCAATGTTGCAAGAACATAGAAACTATACTATTAAAATGTTATCTAAATATTTTGCAAAAGAAAGACCTGACATAGATTATATAGGAGTGGTTCCTTCTGAAATAAGTGGTGCTGCAAAAGGCCGAGGAACAGCTGCAGACTTTTCTCAATACGGAACATTCTTAGGTAAAGCTGGTGCAAGACTAGATGGTAAAGTTTTACGAGGACAAAGTTCAGGTACAAGTTCTGAAAGAAGATTAACAAAACCTGATCAAGATTCTAGTTTTATGAAAGCAATGAAAAGTTTTGCAAAAAACTATGAAGGTAAAATAGTAAAAGTAGATGTGGCACGAAGCGATCCTAAAAAACAATATAAAGTAGTTGCTAGAAGTAATGCAAATACAAATACAGAAGGTTCTGATTTAGTAGAACAAAGATTAAAAGGAATGAAGATACAAGCACACGGCCCAACAACAGAACCATACCAAGAACATCTTGGTGCGTTCTATACAGATGCAGAAGCGGAATCGTTTATGAATTTAGCAGGAATAAGAGGACGTAAATTTATAATAACTGACTCTGGGCCTACTTCAAGATCTTTATACGATAAATATATTTTATTAGAACTACCAAAAGATTTGGACAAAACTCCTGTTAAGATATATAAAAGTAAAGGGGGTCTAGTCGTAGACCTATTTAAATGGTAGACTATTTATTTTAAGGAGTTTCTATGGGTTCAAAATATAAAATAGGAAAAGCTTTTTATCCAACAATAAAAGAGAGTATAAGAGATTTAGGTAAAAGATATAGAAAAGAAACAGGTAAAAAAAGATCTACTATTTTTGATGATGAGTATGCAAAAATAATACGAGATAGAGCCGATAGGATGATGGAAGGCGATCGTTATGTTAAAAAATCTTTAAATGGAAGTACAAAAAAATATAATGAATTAATGAAAGTTAGAGATAAATTTAGTGCTGGAGGTACAATGAATAAAAAAAAGAAAAAAACAAAAGATCCTTTAGTAAGTAAATATAAAAGGATACGTAATACTATTCTTGCTGCTCCTGAAGCAGTTTCGATTGGTGAAGCTGTTACCGATTTAATTGGTATGGGAGGTTTTGATGATGGTGCTTTAGTTTCTAAAAAACGAAAAAAATTAAGACCAGTGAAACCTAAAAAACTTGAATCTGTAAAACCAAGTGAAAAACAAATACCTGAAAGTAATAAAGGATTAAAACCTATACCACCAGAAAACAAAGGATTGAAAAAATTACCAAGGGGTGTTAGAAATAAAATGGGTTATATGAAAGATGGTGGTAAGGCTAAAGTATCAAAACTAGGTTCAGAAAAAGATCCAATGACTATGTTAAATCAAATGCTAGATAAAAAAATACCACCACTTACTAGAAAAGAAAAAATCAAACTTAAAGCTATAGATATAAAAGACAAAACAAAAAAAGTTATTAAGTACGGTGGGTACAGTAACCCTAAAAAAAAATCAACTGGAGGCTCAGTAATAGTGCCAGTTAAAATAGGAAAAAATAAACCTACAAAAATAATGTAATTATATGGCTGATGTTGAATTAAACCCTGAGATACAAGAAGATGATATTGCCCCTGATGGCTTACCTGAAGTTGAAATAGAAGAAGAAGAGGATATGGAGCAAGAGGAAGTTGCTCAAGATTTTTCTCAAGAACAACAAGCAATACAATTTTTTTCTAATTTATCGGAAGAATTAGATGAGCGTGTTTTATCAGGATTAGCAGTTGATTTATTAGCTGACTACAGAAAAGATAAAGAATCAAGAAGTGATTGGGAACAAGCCTACACAAAAGGATTAGATTTATTAGGTTTTAAATACACAGAAGAAAGTGGCCCTTTTTTAGGAGCTTCTTCTGTAACACATCCATTGTTAGCAGAATCGATTACACAATTTCAAGCACAGGCTTATAAAGAATTATTACCAGCAAACGGTCCTGTAAAAACACAAGTCGTGGGAGAAAGAAGTCCAGAAAGAAATGAACAAGCTCAAAGAGTAAAAGAATTTATGAACTATATGCTGACAGACAAAATGGAAGAGTACACTCCTGAGTTTGATCAAATGTTGTTTTATCTTCCTTTAGCTGGTTCTTCTTTTAAAAAAGTATATTACGATGAAGTAATGAAAAGAGCAGTCAGTAAATTTATACCTGCTGAAGATTTAGTAGTTCCTTACTATGCAACAGACTTACGAGATTGTGATCGAATAACACATATTTTAAAAATGAATGAAAACGATGTTTTAAAAAAACAACGAGCAGGTTTTTATAGAGATGTAGAAATACTACCATCAAGAAGAGATGATGATGAAGTGCAAGACAAGTATGATTCTATTGAAGGAGTGGCCGATAACCAAGATACAGATTATCAATTTAATATTTTAGAAATGCACGTAGATTTAGACTTGGAAGAATATGAAGTAGAGGATGCAGAAAAAAACGTCAAGCTTCCTTACATTGTAACTATTGATGAAGGCTCACAAGAAATATTATCTATATATAGAAACTATAATATGAATGATGATACTTTCAAAAGAAAAGATTTCTTTGTTCATTTTAAATTTTTACCGGGATTAGGTTTTTATGGTTTTGGATTAATACATATGATTGGTGGATTATCAAGAGCCGCAACTGCCGCGTTGAGACAATTATTAGATGCTGGAACTTTAAGTAACTTACCAGCAGGTTTTAAGTCAAGAGGCATGCGCATTAGAGATGATGACCAACCTTTTCAACCTGGTGAATTTAGAGATGTTGATGCTCCGGGAGGAAACATACGAGATCAATTTTTACCTTTACCTTTCAAAGAGCCAAGCACAACTTTATTTAACCTTTTAGGATTTGTAGTTCAAGCAGGTCAGCGATTTGCATCTATTGCAGATTTACAAACAGGTAATGATAAACAAAATAGAGCTGTTGGTTCTACACTAGCATTACTTGAACGTGGTTCAAGAGTTATGAGTGCAATACATAAACGTTGCTACTATTCTATGCGACAAGAATTTAAATTATTAGCTTCTGTTTTTGGAACATACTTGCCTCCTGTATATCCGTATGCAGTTTATGGAGGTAATCGTTTTGTTAAACTTACAGATTTTAGTCAAGAGGTAGATGTTTTACCTGTAGCTGATCCAGATGTATTTTCTTTATCGCAAAGATTTACAATGGCACAAACACAATTACAAGTAGCTTCAAGTAATCCTGCAATGCACGATATGCGTGAAGCTTATTACAGAGTATATGAAGCATTAGGTACAAAACAAATTGATAGTTTATTAAAACCATCACAAAAACCAAAGCCGTCTGACCCTGCTATTGAAAATAGTAATGCTATGAAAATGATGCCTTTAAAAGCATTTCCTGAACAAGATCATGATGCACATATTGGAGCACACATTGCTTTTATGCAAACTAGAATGGTGCAAGTAAATCCAGCTGTGTATGGTGCTCTTCAAGCACACATTATGGAACATATTTCTTTTAAGGCAAGAGCTTTAGTATTAATGGATATACAAAAAGACCAACAAATGACTGCTTTATCACAAACTGATCCTAAACAATTTGAAACAGTAACAGAATCTAAGATAGCTCAAACTATAAATGAACTTACACAAGGTTTAGCTGAATTAGAACAAGGTACAAGTAAACCCGATCCGTTAGTTGCTCTTAAAACTAGAGAGTTAGACCTAAGAGCTATGGACTTACAAAGAAGACAAGGCGAGTTTGCTGCTACAGAGCAAAGAAAAATAGATGAATTTGAAGAAAAAATAGATTTAGATAAAATGAAGAGAGAAGATCAAGAGTTTCAAGCACAAGAACGTATAAGAGTGGCTGATGAAAAAGTAGATATAGCGAGAAGTAAGGTAAATGAGCAAAAAAACTAAAAAAACCTTTGGAAAAAAATTAAAAGTTATGCAACTTGGGCAAAATTTAATGGCAAGTAAGCAAAGAAGTAACATTAAACAAGAAAACATACCTTCTATGTCTCAATTTTTAGCTAAAATTAAAAACAAAACACAAAGACCTACCAGAAAAGTGTTTCCTATGCCTTATGAACAGGTACAAGGAGCAAAAAGCGGTAAAGTTATGGAAAAAGTAAAGAACCCTAGTGTTGCTTATAAGGTAGCTGACAAAATTATCAAAAGTAAAAAATACCCTTATGTAAACAGAGCTGTAAATCCTAAATCACCTACCATAGATAATCAAACAATGAGAACTATGGGTTCTGATGGTAAATTATTTCCAACGATTAGAAGAAATAAAAGAGGTAGGTTAAGACAATATGGTAGTAAACAGGCTATGAAAATAGCTCAATTGAAAAACGATGCTATATCTGTAACTGATATTGCTCCAACTTATGTTGACACAAAAGATGTGTCTATAGCATTGTCAAATAGAGTTGGTAAAGCAAGAGGAGTGCCCCCAAAAAAAGGTCCTAACCCTCAAGGTATGAAAGAAGGTGGTTGCCCTTATAGAGAAAATGGTGTAAGAAGTCCTATAAAGGGTGTAAAACCCATACAGATAAAAGGCGTTAAATTTACAGGAGTAAAATAATGGCACTTACTGCATTAATAGGACCAGCAACTAAATTAATTGGAAAATTTGTACGAGATAAAGATAAACAAGCACAACTTGCTCATGAAATATCTACAATGGCAGAAAAACATGGTCAAGAGTTAGCATTAGCACAAATAAAATTAAATACAGAAGAAGCTAAAGGTAATTGGTTTCAATCATCGTGGAGACCTTTGTGTGGATGGATCTGCGCATTATCCTTGGGTATAAATTTTATGGTTGCTCCGATTTGTGCAGGTTTTGGTATTACTGTTCCACAAGCTGACATGTCGATTATGATGCCTCTTTTGCTTGGAATGTTAGGAATCGGAGGATTGCGCTCCTTGGACAAAATCAAAAAAGTAGATACGAAAACAACAAAAAAATAAATGTACGATATTGATACTATTCAAGTTTTAAGAGCTAAAATAAAATCCAGTTTAGATAGATATAAAGAAGATATCATTTATAGTGTAGACACAATGGAAAACTTACAATATGCTAGAGGAAAGATCAATGCTTTAGAAACGTTGCAACAGGACTTAAATGACCTGCTTAAAAAGGAAAGTTAAATGAGTGTAGAATTACAGAAGAAGCCGAAACTTATATTACCTAAAAGAATAAAACAAAAACCCAATATACCTTTAACCACACAAGAGAGAGAAGAATATTTAAATACGCTTCCTGATCCAGTAGGTTATAGAATGTTGTTAAAACCATTTGTTCCTGAAAAGAAAACACAAGGTGGTATTTTACTATCTGATAAAACAGCAGAAACAATGGAAATGACAACTGTAGTTGGATTAGTTGTAAAGATGGGAGAGCTTTGTTATAAAGATAAAAGTAAATTCCCTGAAGGTCCTTGGTGTAAAGAAGGACAATTTGTTATTTATGGTAGATATGCGGGAGCTAGATTTAAAACTAAATTTGGTGAACACAGAATATTAAACGATGATGAGATCATCGCAACAATTAAAAAACCCGAGGATGTCCTCGCACTATTTTAAGGAGTAGTTATGGCACAAGAACAACAAGTAGAACTTGATATAGATGATGCAGAAGAAAAGACAGTACAAGTAACTGAAAAATCAAGCGACAATGAAAAGGTGGAAACACCTACTGTTGATTTAGGTTACACAGAGTATGATAAAAACACAGAAGTAAAAGTTGAAGATAATCCACAAGACGACTTGACTGAAATATCTGGTAATGTCCAAAAAAGAATAGATAAACTTACAAAAAATTGGAGAGAGTCTCAAAGAAGAGAAAGAGCAGCTCTTGATTATGCAAAAGGTTTACAACAAAAATATTCAGATATTGAAAAAAGTTATTCTACAGTAGATGAAAATTATGTTAAAGAATATGATGCTAGAGTAGATGCCGAAAGAGAGCAAGTTAAGAAAACTTTACAAGAAGCTATTGAATCACAAGATTCAAAAAAAATAATGGAAGCTAATGACCAACTTACAAAATTAGCTGTAGAAAAAGAAAAAGCTAGAATTAAAATACAACAAAAAGAACAAGAAAAAGAAGTTAAAAAAGAACAACCTACACAAGAGCAGGTACAACAACCAGTTACTCCAAGTCCTAGAGCTCAAGAATGGGCAGGAGAGAACAATTGGTTTGGCACAGATAAAGCTATGACAAATGCAGCTTTTGGAATACATGAAGATTTAGTCCAAAAGGGGTTTGACGTAGAAAGTGAAGAGTATTATGCTGAAGTAGATAAGCAAATGAGGGGCTACTTTCCTAATAAGTTTGCTGAAGAGACAAGACCCGTTCAAACTGTTGCCTCAGCGGGGCGAAAACAGCAAGGACGTAAAACTGTGAAACTCACTCGTTCGCAGGTTGCGATAGCAAAAAAATTAGGAGTGCCATTAGAAGAATACGCTAAATACGTGAAAGGATAGATTATGACACAGAAAATAGATAGAACTTCACGCAGTTCAAGGGAAACTGTAGAAACTAGGAATAAACCTTGGACTCCACCATCAAGTCTGGATGCACCTCCTGCGCCTAAAGGATATAAACATCGTTGGATAAGAACTGAAAGCATTGGTTTTATGGATACAGGTAATGTATCTAAAAAACTTAGAGAAGGTTGGGAGTTCGTAAGAGCTGAAGAAGTAAAAAACCAACTTGGCGATCACGACTTTCCAGTGGTACAACAAGGGCAGTATCAGGGGTTAATCGGGGTTGGAGGCCTTGTGTTGGCAAGGATACCTGAAGAGATAGTCGAGCAACGCAAAAAATATTTTGAAGACATTACTAAAGATCAAGTAAAGTCCGTTGATAACGATATTCTAAGGGAACAACGTCCTGAGATGCCTGTCAATATTGATAGACAATCAAGGGTAAGTTTTGGTGGCTCTCGCAAGAAGTGAGAGTTTTTTTGTTAATTATTTTATAAGGAAATAAAATATGGCTAATACTAATGTATCGTTTGGCTTGAGACCTTTAGCAAGATTAGGTTCAAGTTACAACACTACTGGTACTACTGAATACAGAATAGCTTATGACAATGCCAATAGAATTTACCAAGGGATGCCTGTAATACCTACTGCGGCTGGAACAATCGATGATTTACAAGCAGCAGCTGGTGGAACAGTTTCTATCTTAGGTGTATTCTATGGTTGCGAATATGTTTCAAGTACCACTGGAGAAAGAATTTTCTCTAACAACTGGCCTGGGTCTGGAGCTGATAGTAATCACCCAGTAAAGGCTTTTTTATATGACGATCCAATGCAATTATTTGTGATAGCAGGTGATGCTGGTGGAGCAAATTTTGATACGGAAGCTGAAATAAGAGCAGCAATATTCTTAAACGTGCAAATGGCAAATGGTAACAGTGGTAATAATACTACTGGTATTTCTACTGCTGTTGCTGATTTAAGCACAGCTGCTGATACTGCTTCTTTCCCTCTACGTATAGTGGGTATTCAAGAAGATCCTGAAAATTCAGACTTCACAGCAGCAGGTATTCCATTGATCGTGCGTATTAATAATCATTTTAATGCACCGAACGGCTCTATAGTCCAAGGTACAGTTTCAAACACAGGAGTATAAAGCATGGCAATATCTAGAGCACAATTAGTAAAAGAGTTAGAACCAGGCTTGAACGCACTT